GCTATTTGCAATTATATTGTGGTTCGAACAACTCATCAATAATAATTGTTCCCAATCTTTCATTTCATCACTTGCTTTATGAAATGATAGCTCAGGAAAATGTTTTTTAATCTTATAAAGTCGTTGTCGTACAGCACGATTGTCCTTTTCCTCACAAAAATAAATAATGTCCCAATTATTGCGATGGGTTCGGGTCATGATTTCTTGAATGGCCTTGATATAATAGGTATCTTTCAATAAAGGATGATGCAATTGAATGTCCATGTAATCGCCAATCCTAAAATGTAAAGAAATGCTTTCAGGCAAGGTAAGATATTTTGTTTTAATCATTTCTTGTTCCATTTTAAAGTTTAATTTTTTATAAATCGCTTCACTATGCTGTTGAAAATATTTATAAGATTGAAAATAACCAAATAAAATAACTTGGTCCTTTTTAGGAAGAGCCTTATAATGGAATCCCTCTTCGGATAATCTAGGCAAAGAGCCAGGTTTTAACTGAGGATCAATTCCTTCTTTAAGCCGTTTAAAAATAGAATCCCAATAAGGAGGACGAAGATGTGCATCCCACTTGAATTCAGGAATCACTAATTTAACTTTATGGTCCATGGCATAGGCAATGGCTGTATAGATTTGAAACAATTGATTTCCAAGTCCTGCTTGTAAAAATACAGAAATCATATATTCAACCCATGTATAAAAATTATAGTGTTTTACCTTATAGAATGCGAATTGGAATCATCACTGCCCCGTCTATACATCGTGGTTCTAACCTCAAAAAAGAATATATAGAATGGATTCAACAAGGGGCAATTCCTGTTGTAGTGCCCTATGATTTACCTCGGGCTACTTTAAAAACGTATCTTGACCATCTTAATGGACTCCTATGGGTTGGTGGAAGCATTGAAAATGAAAAAACTCATTCTCAAGAACAATATGTTACTTTATCAGGTACCTATGAATATTGTTATGATTATGCTAAAGAACAATGTGACCAAGGAAATCCCTATCCAATATGGGGAACATGTCTAGGATATTATTATTTAGTTTTATTAAGTACCTATCGTCTAAAAGACCATTACTTTACACATCTGCAAAAAGCCCACAAAATAGGAGAGGGACCATTAGTATTGATAGGACAATCGAAAATGCGTAATGCCCTACAAAAATTAAAGTTGCATGGAAATGTAGTTACCCATTTTCATGAATTAGGATTTCATACTTTATCTAAGGATTTATCTAAGGAAATACGAATCGTTGCAACAGATAAGGACAATAAAGGAGAAACCTTTATTACCGCCATTGAATATAAAGACTATCCCTTCTATGGAAGTCAATTTCATCCAGAGCGTCCTAAACACGAATTATCAAGGAAAGTGTCAACCTGTTTACTTCAATTATTCATATCTGAATGTAAAAAGAATAAAAACCACTGGATTCGCGGTCTAAAAAACTATAACAAAGCCATTTATATATACTAAATTGTATTTAAATTGGTTTTCAAAATATTTTTTTCTATAGCAATTGTATAACATGGGTGGTGGATTGATGCAGTTAGTTGCTTATGGCGCACAAGATGTATATCTTACTGGTAACCCTCAGATTACGTTCTGGAAAGTCACCTACCGTCGCTACACAAACTTTGCTATGGAGTCCATTGAGCAGACTTTCAACGGTCAAGCCGACTTTGGACGCCGTGTAACCTGCACCATCTCGCGCAATGGCGACCTTGCTTACACGACCACTCTTCAAGTAACTTTACCTGAAATCAACCAGTCCATGGCTAACACGTCGCCACAGTCCTTCAATATGAGTGCAAAGACAGCCCCTTCTGCCAACAATGGTGTCTATGCCCGCTGGCTCGACTTCCCAGGTGAGCAACTTATCTCGCAGGTTGAGGTAGAAATTGGTGGTCAGCGCATTGACCGCCAGTACGGAGACTGGATGCACATCTGGAATCAGCTCACCATGACTGCAACCCAGCAGAGTGGCTACTACAGCATGGTTGGACAGACCACACAGCTCACCTACATCACCGACCCATCGTTCTCGGCCGTAGATGGTCCTTGCCAGTCCAATGCCCCTCGGCAAATTTGCGCACCTCGTAATGCTCTTCCTGAGACTACCCTTTACATCCCTCTCCAGTTCTGGTTCTGCAAGAACCCTGGTCTTGCTCTTCCATTGATTGCTCTTCAGTACCACGAAGTACGCATCAACATCGACCTTCGCCCGATTGATGAGTGTCTTTGGGCCGTCAGTGACCTCAACTGTTACTCTAGCGCTTCGGGCGGCAGCACTGGACTCAAGGTTAGCACCGCCTACAACCAGTCGCTTGTAGCTGCATCGCTCTATGTAGACTACATCTTCTTGGACACAGATGAGCGTCGGCGTATGGCACAGAACCCCCACGAGTACCTCATTGAGCAGCTTCAGTTCACGGGCGATGAGTCGGTCGGTTCGTCTTCCAATAAAATCAAGTTGAACTTTAACCACCCTGTCAAGGAACTTATTTGGGTAGTTCAGCCAGACGCCAATGTAGATTACTGTGCTTCCGTAGAGTGTGGCACTCTTCTCTACCGCACCCTCGGCGCACAGCCCTTCAACTACACCGACGCCATTGATGCCCTTCCTAGTGCAATTCATGCCTTTGGTGGTCCTCAGTCCGTCGCGGCGGGTGGTTCCAATGGACAGAACGTGTCGTTCATTGATGCATCTGGTCTATTCCAGAATGCAGGCGCAGCTGATAGCTCAGGCATTTATTACAACCAGATGTGGAATGTACCTGCCAGTGGTCCTCAAGGAGAGATGCCTGACCTCTCGGCACTCTACTCGGCAGCCTTCGGAAGCGGCCCCAACAACACCAACAATTCTCTTACCGAAGGTGGCCTTGAGTCCTATGTATCGGATGCGGGTACTTTCGTATTGTCGGAGACCGCGCTCAACCTCCATTGTTGGGGCGAGAACCCTGTAGTCACTGCCAAGCTTCAGTTGAACGGTCAGGACCGCTTCTCAGAGCGCGAAGGAAGCTACTTTGACCTTGTCCAGCCCTTCCAGTCGCACACTCGCAACCCCGACACAGGTATCAATGTATACTCGTTTGCTCTACGCCCCGAAGAGCACCAGCCTTCCGGCACATGCAACTTCTCGCGCATTGATAACGCAACCCTACAGCTCGTCCTCTCCAACGCCACGGTTGAGGGTACCTCCACGGCCAAGGTCCGCGTCTATGCCACCAATTATAACGTTCTCCGTATCATGTCAGGAATGGGGGGCCTGGCGTATTCAAATTAGCAAAATGTATGGGATGGATGGGACATACAAGAGAGACATACAAAGTGGGACATACACGCGAGACATACAAAAACTATTTATGTTTTTCACAAATAGTTTTAATAAAAAAAATATTATTTCTTTTTACGTTGTTCTGCAATTTTAATCGCATGTAATCGTTTATATTCTTCATCTCCATATCTTGCGCGAAGTGATTCACGTTGTTTTTGTTTCCTCACACGTTCTTTTTCTTTTTTTTCTTCAGGATTTAATTTATTACCTTTAACTATTGTTCGTATTTCTTGATTATCTTGATAGGTTTGAACATCTATATGTTTTTGGTAAATAAGTTTGCATTTCTCTATAATTTTTTCATATTCATAATCTCGTTTTAAATAGTTGCAATTACTACAACATGTCCTACAATTTATTTCACTATACTCTAACATATTATCATAACGGTCTAACCCATTTTTATGTGTGCTTGATGTCATTTTGCCACATAGATAACATGGTTCTTTAGTTTTTTCATAAAAGTACTCTTTTGATATATGAAAGTCAATATTTCTTTTTTTAGCAGTTAACCTATATTCGCTGTATGATATGCACATACTATTATTAAAATCTTCTGGATGTAATCTACCAGAATATATAGATAAATGAGTTAGAATATGTTCAATGCGATTGATAAATATAGTCGGTCCTAAACATCCCTTCATCCTATTACACATTTCACAACAACTAACACAATTAGTCATAACATATCCTTGTGTTGAATTTAACCTGTTAATACCGTTAAATCCTTTGGGTTGTATAATTCCGCAATAATAACATGGTAGTACAACCATGTCCATAAAGTCCCCTTTAGTTAAACTAATTTCTAATTGCTTGGAATTTGCACTTGTTTTATAAACACCATATTGATGATTGATACTATTTATTTTATTAATATTATATTGTTTTACCTTTTCAGGATTAGCATCTCGCCAATTTTTTGCTTGTTCTGCATTACGTTTCAGAAACCCTTCTATATTTGATTCAATAAGTTTATTTCTTGCATCCATCCAGTATTTAGAGACCTTTTCATAATTTGCTTCTTTCCAAATATTTTTAACAGCCTTTCTTTCAGGTTTCAATGCATTTTGGTTTGCTAACGCACGAACATGCTGCATATCGCGTTTTTCATCGGCACGTTTATTTGCTTCACGACAACTCATACATGTTTTAGTTTCACCTAATTTACCATTGAATGCATTCATAGGTTGAACTTTACAACATACAGAACATTGTTTTTCAGTTTCATTCTTGACTAATTCACTTCGTCTTTTGTGGTCTTTATCTCTTTCAATTTGCAAACAATTGTCACATTGATTATATCCGTCTAACGGTAATTGATTACGACATCCGCGAACAACCTGTTTACAACATTTTAATCCGAGGAGGGTTGTTTCATCAACAAATATAAACATTTGATGCTTTCCACAGTATTTATTTTCTTTGCTTTTTTTGAATGTACACCCGTCTTTTGCACATTTTATAATTAGTTTCGACGGTTTTACACGATTTTTGCATTCATCGCATATTTTACTTTGTTTAAATTTCATCTTTCTACATCCACTACAAAGAGTTGATTGTTGAATCATCTCTTGGGTATATTCATTCATGTATACATGATAACTACAAAAAGGCCCTGTATTCCTGCACTGATGTCCATTAACATCAAGTGCCTGACAATTCATTGTATAAATATTATGAAGTAGTGTTTATATTTCAATTTATAATGAATCATACAAGTGGGACATACAAAAACTATTTATGTTTTTCACAAATAGTTTTAGTAAAGTTCTATCTAAGACAACATATACGTATTTTCTGATTGTGATATCATCCTCATTACGGCTTGGCATGCAACCGACAAAATAAAAGTAAAAATCACCGCATGTGTCATGGCCACTACAAGACGCGACCCGCCAAAGGGCAACCGTACAATTACACCTGGAGTCAATAGAAAAAACAACAAAAATACAATTACTGCCATGATAGGATGAAACATTATATACTATGCTACTATAAAAATATTACATTACCATAAAATAATTGGTAATTTTATTACGCGCATTTAAATATTCATCAAATACAAGCTCTTTGACTTCACGGTCTCGCAAAGATTCATATTTACGATGAAACTCCGTATCGTCATGCTTTTCACGCAACTCATGCCTGTCACG